AGGGGCGTCAGTAGCACCGCTCTGAAGTACATATCCACTTGATAGCTTAACAACATCACCAGAGAAAATATCTCCAGTTGCTCCACTTTGGATAGCAAATTCAGAAGGTCTAATTGTACCACCTGTTAGATGATATACAGGATTGAATCCATCTGGATCATTAATATTTGCCATTTATATCACCATATAAGTTAATAAATTAAAAATTAGCCCTTTTTCACACCGCCTGATCCAAAACTAACTCTAGTTTGCCTATTAGGTTTTTCTATAGGCATTACATCGTTACTTTGTCTCATTAAGTTTGAGTCCAGAGCCTCCATTTGATTTTCCGCCATACCTCTATAATAGGCATTGCGTTCTTCAGCAGTTTCTTCTGGTATTTTTGCTAAAATCAGTCCACCCACACCAATAACACCGTCATTTCTTCCACCTTCAATAGTAGGTGCATGAAAATCTGGATGGTCTTCGGATCTCACAGGTTCCCAACCTTCACGAATACGTTTGCTCATGTTAGTCTTATCATCTGTTCCCAGTAAAGACTCACGGAGCCAACGGTATTTGTAACCAGCTGGTGCTTGTGGAGCTTCCAAAGTTGATGGAGGTGTCCATGGTTTTCTGCGAGAAGTGTTTTCTCGTGTGTTTGCAGTTCGTGGAGATCGATCTGTCATTTTATACTCCTTTTACGTGTTTAGCATATTCTTCTAGTGGAACACCTAATCTTTTAGCAATAGCTACTTGAGAAGGTGTCAACCGTACTCTGCGTGCAGCGTTTTTAGCTGCTCCTCTAGTAGGAGCTGCCACTTTAGGCTGAACGTTTACATTAGCATCAGATGTCTCTGACGTAAACTTGTGAGGAAATTCTTTTCGCATACGCTTATCAATTTCCTTGTAGTAATCATCTGATTGTAAGTCATAACCTAAATCAGCTAATTCTCTGTGTATCCCAAATGCAGCAAAAGTCATAACTTGATCTTGTCCAAACCATTGATTTTTTCCAGCCCATTCTTGAGCTTTCGGATCTGGTTGTGCAGTCTGTCGGACTGGTTGTTGTGTTTGAGGTACATATACTTCTTGTTCTTGTTCCTGAGAGTCTAATCGTCTTTTGACTCTTGTTAAATTATCAGCTTCAGCACCAAGTCTAGCTATTTGTTCGTTAGCAGAAGCCATTTCATCTGCATCACCGTTTTCATAAGCAAGCTTGTATTGTCTTTTAGCTTGATCTAACTGCGATTGTACACGATTTACAGCCTCGTTGACTAGTGTTGAGTCAGAATTTTTTAAAGAAGTTTTTAACTTCTTATTTTCGTTAACAATGTTTTCAGCGTATTTAACAGCTTCTTCTCGCTGTCTTTCAGCTTCTCTCATTTTATAAGTAAGCTGACTTATACGCTTTTTAACACTTTCGCTATACTCCTCAAGTTCATCTTCTGATGAAGCTCCAGCAGTTTCTTCTCTTTCTACTTCTTTTACAGAATCTTTACTAACTTCAAACTCGACTTCATCGTCGTTATCGTTTTCGTTAATAACATCTGCTTCGTGAATGTCTACGTCTCTATCTTCGACTTCGACAGTAAGTTTTGGATTTGCCATTTTCTATTTCCTATGCGTGGTGGACAACGTTTTCAGGATCATTAACAACAGCTAAAACTTCATCGTCGTTTAATAGTCGCATTTCGCCACCATCAATCTTGATTCTAGCTCCAGCATATCTGCCGAAAATAATCCAGTCGCCTTTTTTGCACCAAGCCCCACAAGGATACTTGTCAGGATCGGTGTAAGCGTCAGGTCCGAGAGCAACTACATACCCCACGTTAGTAGCTAGTCGTTCTCTCTCAACCGTTTCTTTTGCTAATACTATACCACCTTTTGTCTTTTTAGCAATGGTATAGGGCAAAATCAATATTCTATATCCAGTCGGAACTGGTAGTTTATCGACTTCTCTTTCGCAATCTTCAGGGGTGGTAATACCTTTTTCTTCTTCAAAATCATCTGAAGGTTCAAAATTTAATTTAATATTAGGTACTTCTTTAGTCATCTATATCTTCCTTATTATCTAGCAGGTCTTTTATAGTAAATTCGGCAAAACTCAGACCTGAAATCTCGCCTACAACACGTTGATACTGCTCATGGTCTTGTATTGAGCCAGATTTCAACGTTTTTGTTAACTGTTCCTCTCTATCTCTTACTAATTTGAGGAATTTTCTAACTAAATCTATATATTCCATTAATCAGCTTGTCTATAAAAGTTCAAACCTTTAGTAGCAGCACCAGTTCCTCTAGTTTTTGTTAAAACTGGACCGCCTTTTGACATATTTTTAGCCATTGCCATGCCTCTTTTCTTTTCATAAGACGATAATTTACCATCTTTATTAAGATCAGACTTTTTTGGGTCAAATTTTTTCATATTTTTTCCTTTTTTAATTATTTTCAGGTAAATTTCTAGCTTCTTGAGCTTGTTTTGCTAATTCTACTAGGTCTTTTACTCTTTGTTCTTCTTTATCGAGTAAATCTTGTTGTAAACTTACTGCTAAACGTGCATCTTGCTTCGCTTCTTCTGAATCTATGCGTTCTCTATCGACTTTCGCTCTAATATTTTCTCTTTCTATCTCAGTTTGAGACTTAAGTTGAGCTTCTGCTTGTCGTAATTGTAGTTTTGCTTGTTCTAATTGCATCTGAGCTTGGAACATTTGCATTTGTGGATTCATTTGAGCGTTCATTTGAGCTTGAACAATCGCTTGATCTCTACCTGTTATCTGTTGAGTAGCCGCTGCTGCCTGTGCTGCGATAGCATTTTGTATTTCCATAGGTAATGGTTGACCTTCAGGAGGCATTTGCATACCCTGTTGAGCTAATATTTGACTAATTTCAAGTCTATATTTAAGAGCAAAATGTTCTTGAATATGAGCTTGTAGTGCTGCAACCGCTGCAGGGTTAGATTGTACGTTAGGATTTTGTGCAAAAAAGTTATGAGCCTGAACGTGTGAGTCATGATCTTGTTCTATAAACGCTTTTAGTTCAGTTCCCATAAGTGAATCTTGGTTTTCTGAGACAGGGTCTTTAGGGAATATTTTAGGTTCAGGTAATAAAATATCATCTATGTCTTTTACGTCTAATGCTAGATACATATTTTTATAAGCTTCACGTAAATTATGAATTCCTGGAGCACTTTGTGCTAATTGTAATTGTGTTTGAGCCATAGTAATTCTTTGTGAGGTACTAAAGATATTAGGATCACTAACAGGAATTACATCTACTCGTCTATCAAAATCTGAAACGAACACACTTCTTGAAGCTCCTGCTACATCAAACGGATATTCTTCAGGAATCGTTTCGCTAAACACTCTAGCTAGAATTTTAAATTCTATTTTTTGTGCATAATGTAATCTTTTATGTATAGCTGACATGACTTTTGAGCCACGTTCTAGTAATGCTATAGTTGTTCCTACTGGAGCTTCTTGATTTCCATCCCCAACTTGCATATCTGCAATAGAAGCAAACCTTCTTCCACTATCTACAAGTACACCTAATAATTGAGCTAATGTTCCACTAGGCTCTTTATAAGGTAGAGGCATGATAGCGTCACGTAATGTACCTCCTGGAATATCTACGTCTCTAAATTCTCCAGGCTGTAACGGTTCATCAAGCCTACTAACATTCATACCCCTAGCTTTAAATCCTGCAGGTAAATTTGATAATGTTCCTGCATCAATAAGCTGTCGTAAAATTGAAGTGGCTGACTGGCTAAGTCCGCCAATCATGTGGATTAAACCAAAACCATAAAACCCTAATCCTGGAAGGAATTTATAATGTACAAAATGTTGTATCTTTCTTTTTAATGGATCGTCTTCTCTATAATTTTTTCTTATAGATAAAATAGTATTTGTTTCTTTTACAAAAGTTACGATATAAGGTAATGCTATTCCTGTAGGATTACCTTCTTTATCTACGTCTTCAAAACCTTCGACATCAAGGTTAACGTGCATTTCTAAAAGGGTGTATTCTTCGTCTTCATTTATAGGTGTAATACCTTGAAGCTCCTCCATTTTATTTTCGACTTCGTTATCAAAGTCTACTGCAGGGTCGCTTAGTTCTACGTCTTTATAAAAACCACTTACTTGTAATTTACGTAAATCGTTATAAGTCATACGTACTACGTGAGTAACACGTGGGCTAGTCATAAGATCAGTTGCATAATAAGGAACAACTAAATCTTCTGCCATAATAAATTTAGAACAAGCCCTACCCATAGCAGGATCGTAAAAAACTTTTTTGAAGGCTGAACCTGAAAGTGGTAAGTAAAATAATAATTGATCCATATCAGGATCGTATTCTTCCATTACATGTGTAATTTGATAGTTCATAAACTCACGAACTCTTTCAGCTTGTTTTGCCCTTTCGTCGTCCATGTCGCCAATAACTTGTGTGTTGACAGGTCCGCCTGCTGGTAATAATTCTTTATACGCTTGTGCTTGGAACTGAGTTACTGCTTCCGCTAGTAATGGGTGGTGAACGCCACTTGCTCCTTGGAAAGGTTGTGTTCTTTCTTGATCGTATTTAATACCTAATAATTCTAAACCTTGAGTAAAAGCATGATACCAATCTTCTCTTGATTGAAAATCTTCTTCGTAGTTATCGTTTAGTTTTGAGCCAAGAGCATTTAATTGATCTTCGTCAATAGATTCAGCTAAATTATCACCGAAAGCAACCGCTTCCATACCAATACTGTCTAAATCTAAATTAGAAATTTCTTCGATTAAAACTTCTAAATCTTCAGGTATGGGTGAATCGTCAGCACCGATTTCAATTTCTAATGCTTCTTCTTCGTTAACTGGATTTAAATTTAATTTTTCGATTGCCATTATTTACCTCGCTGGCTCATGGCTTTTTTCTTTGCGGTTTTATTTAAATCACCGTAATGAAATAATCTTTCACTACTTTTAGTATGGGTTTTGCCTGAATGTAATTGACCGTTCGGCATTTTATGGTAAGCACCTTTATGTACCGTGCCATCACGTTTGTAATGCTTTACACCTACTCCCATTATTTTTTAGATTTCTTTTTCTTCTTTTTATAAACAGCACCACCGCTGCCATATTTTTTAGCTTTTCCTTTGTGTTTCATTCCGCAAGCCATTTTATTCTCCTAATAATACACTCTTTCCCTGTATTTATAAAGATCTTCGTCTTCATCTTTCCAGTCTGAGCTTAATCGTAAAAAACCACCTTGCCTAAACCGCATAAGTGCTTGCGTCATACTGTCGACTAAGTCGTCGTGTTCACCGTTAGGGAAGTCGTTAACTTCCTCAACAAGTTCTTCTGCCCAATTCGTTTGAGGTACCCAAACTTTGCCATCAGCCAAAATTGAACTTATTGAGTTCACACGAGCAACTTTATCTTGTCCTCGGCTCGGTGTAAAGTTAAATATAGGAATTCCAATAGCACGTAGTTCTTGTGTTAAAGGCAAACCACTTGCTTTCGCCTCTATAATTACGGAATCAGGTTGCCATTGTTTATAATGTGTAATCGCAGCTTCTTTTAATTCAGGAAAATCAAAGCGGTCATGTAAGACGTCTAATAAAATAATATGGGCTTGTTTTCCGTCGTAATAATCTTCTCCTATTTTTCCACTAGGATAAAATATTCCCCACGTTGTTACCGCAGTGTAGTCAGCAGATTCTTTTTTCAAAAATGCTGTATCGTAACTTTGTATAATATATTCACAATACGGAGGGTCATCGTTTTCCCAAGTTTTAAACCATTCTTTAGGAATGATTGACATTTCCCCACCAGTAGGTTGTTGCATATAGTTTGCATACCACTTACTAGGAGAAATACTTGCTTTTACTTTTTCTAATTCATCTAACGACCAAAAGTTTCCCCAAAGCGGATCACCGCTAGGTAAAATTGCTGGGAACTCAATTATTTCCCATTGATCCGCATTCGGATCCGTAGTCATCTTTTTAATTAATTTACCTGTTAAATCTCTTTTCGACCAACGTGTCATCACAATGACGATTGCTCCTCCAGGCTGTAGCCTCTGTCGAGGACCTGTCATAAACCATTCGTAAGTATCG